AAAATGATGCAGCCGATCAACTCGCTATGGCTAAAGCTCTGTGCGAGCAAGTGGATCGTGTTCTTGAGCAGCGTTACAACACCCAGGCTCAACATCAGCGTCTTTCTGCCGGCAAAGACACGGGCGTCGTGCATTTCGACGATGGCGAAGTGCGTATCTCGGCTGACTTACCCAAGCGTGTCACTTGGGATCAGAAGAAGCTTGATGAGATCGCCAAGCGCATCGCCGCCAGTGGTGAAGATCCGGGGCAGTACATCGACATCAGCTACAAAGTTTCCGAGCGTAAATACGAAGCGTGGCCAGACAATCTTAAATCCTCTTTTGCTGGCGCTCGCACCCTTAAAACCGGTAAGCCAAGCTTCCGCCTGTCTCTACTCGAGGAGGCCCAGTCATGAGCCTCCCAATAATCTCTGCGGACCAACGCCTTGCCGAAAAGCGTGGCATCAAAGGCTGCATCTTCGGCAAAAGCGGTATCGGTAAAACCTCACTGCGCTGGAGTGGTGACAGTATTCGCCCGAAGACCTGGCCAGAGTGTCGCGACTTTGCCGTTTTTATTGGCGGTCCTAACCCTGCTCTGCGTGATGATCAGGTCTACAGCCAGAGTCATTATGACGCTGTCTGTGAGCGCTTCGGTGATCCCGCCGAGCTAGAGCGCTACGAGACCATCTTCATCGACTCAATCACCGTTGCCGGTCGCCTCTGTTTTCAGTGGTGTAAAGGTCAGCCTCAGGCATTCAGCGAGCGCAGCGGTAAGCCTGATATGCGTGGTGCCTATGGTCTGCACGGCCAGGAGATGATTGCTTGGCTCACGCACCTTCAACACACCCGTAACAAGAACATCTGGTTCGTTGGCATTCTCGATGAGCGTATCGATGACTACAACCGCAAGCTGTTCACCCCACAGATCGACGGCTCCAAAACAGGTCTTGAGCTACCGGGCATTGTCGATCAGGTCATCGCTATGGCTGAACTCAAAGACGAAGACGGCAACCCATTCAGAGCCTTCATCAACCACACGCTGAACCAGTGGGGCTACCCCGCCAAAGATCGTAGCGGCCGCCTGAATGCCATCGAGGAGCCACACCTAGGCCGACTGATGACCAAGATCAAAAGCCCCGCTGCGCCGGCGCCAGAGCGACTTCGCTTTGACAGCCCCAAACCACTTCAAGAGCCAATCAACCCAGAAACAGGAGATGCCTTATGAGCCTCTGGAACGATTTTAACAGCGCTGATGATCAGCAATCTTACGACGTCATTCCCAAAGGAACGGTCGCGCGTGTTCGCATGACGATCAAACCCGGTGGGCTTGATGACCCAACCCAAGGCTGGACAGGCGGCTTCGCCACGCAAAGCACGATGACCGGGTCGGTCTATCTCAACTGTGAGTTTGTGGTCACAGAAGGTCCCTTTGCAAAACGAAAGGTCTGGAGCCTTATCGGACTGGAAAGTCCAAAAGGACCTGAGTGGGCCAACATGGGTCGCAGCTTTATCAAAGGGATCCTGAATTCATCGCGTGGTCTGCACCCTGGCGATCAATCCCCCAAGGCTCAACAGATGCGTCGCATCTCTGGCTTTGCCGATCTTGAAGGGGTCGAGTTTGTTGCAAAGATCGATGTCGACAAGGACCAGAACGGTGAGCTGAAAAACATCATCAAGTCAGCGGTCACACCTGATCAGAAGGGGTATGCCGAAGCGATGGGCTCTGCTCCTGCTGCCCCTGTACCTGCTGCATACACAGCGCCAGCAACGCAAGCCGCTCCAACTCAAGAGCAACCGGCTGTACCTAGCGGTCGCCCAGCCTGGGCTCAGTAAGGGAGTTGACTGATGATTCTTCGTCCCCGTCAAAAAGTGTTTGTTGAACGCTGTCTATCGGCGCTCGAGAAACATGACAACACTCTGGGAGTGGCACCAACTGGTGCTGGCAAAACCATCATGCTCTCGGGTGTTACGGGACGATGGATCCAGAGTACTCAGGCCAAAGTGTGTGTCCTCGCCCACCGTGACGAACTCACCGAGCAGAATGCCTCCAAGTTCAGCAGAGTGAACCCGGGGATAGAAACCTCTGTCTTTGATGCGAAAGAGAAGTCATGGGAGGGACAGACCACCTTCGCAATGGTGCAGACACTCTCTCGCCAACCGAATCTGGCACAGATGCCCTCTTTGGATCTGCTCGTTATCGATGAGGCGCACCATGCTGCAGCACCCAGTTACCGTGCCATCATTGAACAGGCTCAAAAGCTCAATCCAAGCCTTAAGCTCTTCGGGGTAACGGCAACACCCAATCGAGGAGACGGCAAAGGACTGCGTCCGGTTTTCAGCAATGTTGCTGATCAAATCAGTCTTGCTGAGCTCATTCAATTTGGTCACTTGGTACCTCCCCGTACCTTTGTGGTGGATGTTGGTACCCAAGCCGCACTCTCTGAGGTGAAGCGGCCGGCCGACGATTTCGACATGCATGAGGTCGACGCCATTATGAACCGCAAGGTGATTACCGAAGCGGTCGTAAAGCACTGGCAGACACATGCTGGCAAACGCAAAACGGTGGTGTTCTGCTCCACGGTTGATCACGCCAATAACGTTGCGAACGCCTTTCGACAAGCCGATGTAAACAGCGTGGTTGTTCACGGCGCCCTGACCAAGGCTGAGCGAGAGTCTGTGCTTGCGCAGTTTGCCACCGGCCAAGCACAGGTCATTGTTAACGTTGCAGTGCTCACCGAGGGTTGGGATCACCCACCGGTAGATTGCGTGGTGTTGCTTCGCCCGAGCTCATACAAGTCGACACTGATTCAGATGATCGGCCGAGGGCTTCGCACTGTCGATCCTGAAGAGTATCCGGGTGTCAGCAAGACCGACTGCATTGTGTTGGACTTCGGTACCAGCACCCTCATGCACGGATCGCTCGAGCAAGAGGCCTTGCTCGACGGTCATCAGAGCTCTGGCAAAGCCCCAACAAAAACCTGTCCAGACTGCGATGCAGAGGTGCCACTCTCCTCTATGGAGTGCGCGCTCTGCGGTCATGTTTGGGAGCGCACAAACGATGGTGAGAAAACCGCACTCACCGAGTTTGTCATGTCTGAAGTCGATCTACTGAAGCGCTCGTCGTTCCGCTGGAGTGATCTCTTTGGCGATAACACAGCCCATATGGCGACAGGCTTTTCGGCATGGGCAGGTGTGTTTTATCTAAACGGTCAATGGTTCGCCGTCGGTGGCGGAAAAGGGCTAGGAACGCACCTGCTCTCGATCGGCGAGCGCACACTTGGCATCGCAGCAGCCGACGATTGGCTCAACGAGCATGAAAACGAGGCTGCGGCTCGCAAGTCTCGCACCTGGCTGAGCCAAAGTGTCACTCAACAACAACTCAAATACCTGCCTGCAAGATACCAACAGGACTTCGGACTGACGCGGTATCAGGCATCGTGCCTGATCACCTTCCGCTTTAACAAACGAGCCATCCAAACACGCATTTTCGCAGCAGCCAAAACACAGGAGGCTGCCTGATGTTGTGTGCAATTTGCGGGCGTGAAGGACGCGGGTTCTGTTGGGTATCACCCGGACGCGCTGACATACAGAGAACCTTCAAACGCTTCTGCTCAATGGCATGCCAAGAGATTCATCAACAACGATTTAAAGGAGGTCATGTGATTGACCCTACTCATAACGAAAACGCAGCCGTGGTCGCTGTTCTGCCGGTGCTAGGTGACTACGTCGCCAAGATTGGTATGGACAAACCTCTCGCTGACTACAGTCGCGAACAGATACTGCAACTAATCGAAACCATCCTAGATGGCTACTTTGCCCATCTGCGTGCCAATACGCCTGACGATGTGCCGTTCTAGGAGGTTGTGATGCTGGACTTTAATTCATCTAACAACCTGAGCGAGCGTATCACCGCCTTCATCGATGAGGGGTTGGCAAAGGATCGCAATGCTCAAACCCCGAGAGACTACCTTGGTGCCTCGCGCTTGGGCGTCGCGTGCGATCGAGCGCTGCAGTACGAATACCTTAATGCACCCGTCGATACCGGACGTGAGTTCTCAGGTAAAACCCTGCGCATCTTTGAGGCCGGCCATATCTTCGAGGATCTGGCGATTAAATGGCTGCGAGATGCGGGTTTTATGCTACTCACAAAGACTGCGGCGGGAGGCCAATTCGGCTTCACGGCAGCAGACGGTCGGCTGAAGGGCCATATCGACGGCGTCATTACATCCGCGCCAGCAGAGCTGAGTCTGACTTTTCCGATGCTATGGGAGTGCAAAAGCCTCAACAACAAATCCTGGAACGATACCGTCAAGAAAGGAGTCACGATTTCCAAGCCTGTCTACGCCACCCAAATGGCGATCTATCAGGCATACATGGAGACCGATATCCCGGGCATCTCTGAGCATCCTGCACTCTTCACCGCCATCAACAAAGATACCGCAGAGCTCTACTTTGAGTTGGTGCCATTCAACGCGGAGCTGGCCCAAAAAGCGTCGGATCGTGCAGTGAGCATCTTGAATGCCTGCGAGGCGCATGAGTTGTTGCCTAGAGCCGCCGCTGATCCCTGTCACTTCACCTGCAAATTCTGCGCATGGCAGGAGCGCTGCTGGGGAGGCCAAGCATGAGCAATATCGTTTGGCTCGATTTCAACGATGCGGCCGATCAGCCATCTGAGGACCAGCCATCCAAGCCGACCACACAGGAGATCAAACAGCGTCTGCTTGAACGACTACCTGATGTGCTCAGCTCTCTGCTCCC